CACAGAATAAGCGTTGCTGCATCGTCGACAAGACTGTCATCGAAAGGCACGTAAATTGTCCTACCGACGGCAGTCCTGTTGGCGATTAGGCAAGAAGTCACTGGAACTTCCGCAATACCACCCGCTAATAGTGCAAAAGGAATAAACTCTTCAGCTGAAAAGGTTATTGCACCATAGACACCAGAACCTGTGGATGGAAGGCTTGGGCTAAAGGTAATACCGCGAACGTTGAGGGAAGGGTTGAAGGGCTCAGTACTAGCATCTACAGAGTCAGCTGTAGACAGATTGATAGTAATTGAGGTACCTGTTGGGAAAGTTGAAAGTGTCCTAACATTCCGAATATCTGACATGGGGGGAGGACCTACCATGAAGAAGAAATTGAAGTCGTCACCAGCTGCTTCGTAAAGCGGCGAGGCTTGAGTGTTACCACCAAATGACGCTAAGTTGCGACAACGAATATTCGTTCTAACATCACCCAATACTGGGGTTTGATTCGAACTAACAACATCGCAGCGCACTCCACGATAGTATGGTGTTCGCACTTCGAATGCATTAGACACTTGTTGATTTTGTTGAAAAACAGGTTGACCAAATGACTCCTGGAATGGAATGTCACGTTGAGCAACCTGATCTTCATCAAATGACAAATATGACTCAGCAATCACGCCAGCGGTGTACGGAACCAATTTCAACTGCGATGAACCATTGTAAAAGCGGTAGAGAAAGGAAGCCATGTACCAAGGTGTGGGTAAAGCTTTGTCAGAAAAGTTAAGACGAGAAACAGTTCGTTGACCAGTAACAGGATCTTCTGTCATATGTCGGGTTCGAAGACCAACATAATTTTCCTGTTGAGACAAGTCAGCAAATCGTCCGTATCTCTTCATCAGAGAACGGAACGACTTGAAGTATTCGCCAGTCGTTTGAGCTGTAACGTCTTGTGTTGTGTGTGAAGGCACCAGCAGATTTTCATCTTCTGGAACAAATACTGTACCAATGTCTGATTGAGCATAACGGTCTTGAAAACCAGGAGCTAGGTTCATTATTGGCCGGGCAATTTGATAGTCCTCTCCAGCACTATGAGCAATGTAGAAAACTACAGAGCCAGCAACGGTGGGAGGATGTGACAAATCAACCAGCGAATAAATAGCCAAACACCCAGTCTTGGTATCGAGCGTCGTAGCGTCAGGTCCAGGATTGGAAAGATTTGTTGTACGTTTATATGTTTCACGCCAATCAGTGTTACTAATGAACGGTACTGAAACACGGAAAGTTGTACGACCCATTTCGTCTTGTCTGTCCTTGAGATTACAGACGACATTGTAGTTCGTATTTAGCAACTCACCGAGTTCATTCGGAACATCAGCAATGTTTGTTTCTGGTAGAAATACAACAGCAAATCGACCCTGATGGTAGGGAGTCTTCACCACCATAATATCATAATTAATAGTTCCACGCCACAGCGTTCCCATCATACTTGTGTAGGCAAAGCTACCCAGGTACAACGTTTGGCTGTCTTCGGGATTTCCATATTGATATTGCGATAGTGGAGACACCTCCCAAGCAGTAATCAACTTACGAGCTGTAAATAGCGCAGTAGAAGCAGATTGTGCATGAAAGAAATTCGGTCGACCGAGTGCGAACTCAAAACTCATTTCATCCTTGGTCTCTGGAATAAATGAAGAACCATCTATACCATTGTCCTGGAGAAGAGCTAAGGTAGTCGCATCGTCATTACCTTCAGTGTGTATAAGGGAAACAGTGGGTTTCATAACGGATTTCTGCTGTGGCTGGATGGAAGTTGGTTTAGACCACCCAAACGTGGCAGCTGTTCGTCCCACCGCACGCGATACCCAAGCTACTGATGAAGCGACACTACCTATGACTGGAATTCCGGATAGAACATCAGCCACAGTTGTCACTCCACTAGCAATCTTGGACACCGGTCCAGTAGCTTCAACTTCGCCAGTATCGGAAGCACTCACGGGTTGCACATCAGACTGTGCAACGCGGTAGCCTTTCGACTGCAGCCGCTTAATTTCATGTTTATCGCGAGCAGCGGAAATCACGTCATTCTGTGTAGGAACATAGAACTGAGGATTAATGAAGCGCGCGAAGACAGTATATTTAGCAGTTTCAACAGAAGTTGAACCTAAAAGTGGAGAGAACACATACAAAAACGCAGATCCAAATTGATTTTCAGAGTTGGACAAGTCAAAAAGATCGTAGATGTTTGCATATGGACAAATAAGTTTGAGAGAATTACCTTCTTCAATACTAACAATTTTATATGGGCAGGAGGTTTGAGAGGCAAGGAAGCGAGTTCCCTTGCGCCTGAAATCTCCTGTTTGGTCATAATAGGGATTATAGACAAGCATTAACGCTCCTTGCAAGAATGGTTGAGCGTTTATCTTAACTTCAATCTCAATGTCAGCTTTTAAATATTGATAATTCTTCAGCTTATCAACAACGAGGGGAGAATTGTTAAAAATGTCTTGAGGAAAGTTGAACTGTTGCAAATAATTTTGAGTATCATTATCGTAGTCAGACGGGGCAAGTTGGATTGGAATAGCGACATCAGCGGTTTTCCATTCATACGTGCCCAGGTTAACTGGTCGCTGTAGGATGCTCATAATCTCATGCCTAGTGGTGTCGTTCAAGGCCATCTGGATAGAAGTAGATGACATCGGTACGGCATCAGCAGACATTTGCACGTCAGTTAACAAGTTTCCTCGAGTTGAGTCGACGTTCGTGTTTTGGTCATGGTCATACGAAACGGAACCATTTGAATTTGATGTATTAGTAGCAGTCATGTAATGCGACAGGGGTAGATGACTATTCACCCTGAAGTCGGGAGCTGTATCAACAGAGCACAGCAACACTCTATAATTTGGCAAGGAAATAGCAGTAAATTGGGAAGTATCCCGTTTGTATTCTCAATTCAAGATCACATTTCCGGAGCAAGGCCAGGAGTTTACCAAAGAGGAACATATTCTGTTCGGGCGTACATATCACGATTGTATCTGTACGTCTCCATCTGCTCGTAATAAGTAGGAACTATCACAGATAGTCCAACCTTTCCGAGTTCCTCTTGTATACGAGTACTCCAAAACTCATACACGTGTTGCGGATGGAGAGAGAGTTCCATGATCGTTTGTTCACAGTTTTCGATGGTTGCAGCTTTCAGAGCCTTACCACGCACCCAATTAGTAATTTCGAGAATATTCTCGAGGTCCATAGGTGCAAGGTAAGTCCCGTCAAGTTGAATAGCAAACTTTCGTTTCAAGAAGGCGATATCCTCCAATCGTTTGAAAGGGAGAACGGCGCCACTCTTGGTCTCATCGGTGTATGTCAAACCAAAGGAAGCAAGTGCAGTAGTCAATGTTGTTTGATTGAACCAATCAATTATTTCGGAGCTGACGGATTTCACGTCATCATCACCATAAATGATTTCAGCAACGTACTTCCTGTAGTCACACACGCCGGGGAGACCTCGTTCTTTCTTGAGCAGCATATAAGCAATGCGCATCACGATTCCATTGAACAACGAGTTGATGATGACGGTGAGGGGATTTCCTGAGGGTTGCGAGTGGGTCTTTCGAATCACTTCGCCACGGACAAGGATATCAGCGTTGCAGATATGCTCCCAAAGAGCAGCTCTGATTAGCTGATTTTCCGCACCATCTGCATACCACTCGTTGATCTTTTCCATGATCTTAACAAGAATTTGCATTAAGAGCGAACCATCGAAGTTGGAGAAGTCACCTGCTATCATTTTGTTTCCTTTTGACAACAAGTGATGGGCCAGTTTCGTCCATTCAAGTGAATAGGGGTTGATGCCAACGGCAATACCATTGTCAATTCTGTTTCTCATGACATGAGCAGCAAAATCAAGAAAGTATTGTCGAATAGCAATGACAAGATGTTGGGGGCAGGCTTCGAAAACACGAGTTTTTCCTGCATCAACTTTTTCGTTAGGGCGTTTCTCATCTTTGAGAGTAGCAAGGGAAATAGCATTTCCACGGATTCCATTCTTAGAGTCTCTGATCA